AAAGGCGAACATTGAAGAAGATATACAACGATCCCAAAACAAGGCTCTTCTCCATTCTACCTGTTGAATTCAACATGCACGCCAGAAGGTTGTACCTAGACTTCAATGTTCTAACAATGGCAAATCGACATAAGCACGGAATTATGGTTGGAATAAATCCACATTCGAGGGAGTGGACAGAAATGGCTATCTCTTTGGCCTCTTTTTCTCCTCTCGGTTTCAATGGTGACTTCGCTAACTTTGACGGAATGTTCCACCCAGATTCCTTTGCTATGGTGGAGGAGTTAGCCACCTACTTTTACAGAGGCCACAATGCATTGGAAAGGAAAACTCTCACAGAATCGTTGACGAACAGGTTGTCCCTTGTCAAGGGAGCGGTGTTGAGTATTGGAGGAGGGGGTCCTTCAGGATTTCCTATGACAGTCATTTTTAACTCATACATTAACTTGTTCTATCTAATGAGTGCCTGGTCCCACCTCGCAACCGACAATGGCAGAGTGGACATACAACACCCATCTTTCTTCAAGAAGTACGTGAGAGCTTGCGTCTATGGAGACGACAATATCGTGAGTATAAAGGAGGAGGTTATATCGTGGTACAATTTGTGCTCAGTATCCGACTTCCTTAAAAAAGCATTTGGTGTCACCATGACGGATGGGGAGAAAAACGAAGCACATCTGGCCAAACCTTATGGGAAAATTCTAGAATTTGACTTTCTCAAGAGAGGCTTCTTTCCAGACTCCCAGATCCCTTCTTTGTTTCACGCCCCATTGAACAAAGTCAGCATT